TCTCTTCAATTAGGACACTTTTAACCTTTAAAAAATTTTTTTTTTGCTTTTTGTTTTTTTTTTTGACAAAAAAAAAAAAAAAAAAAAAAAAAAAAAATTAAATTTTTGATTTTCCCTAGAAATTTTTTTTATTTTTCCTAGAAAAAAATTTATTTTTTATAAAATTTCCTTGTTACTTTCGTAATTTGGGTTCTCCAAATAATTACTATCAACACCGTTTAAATGCGGTTCAAATCTATTATCGTGGTCGTGGTGATTAAATAAAATATTTCTAATTAATGGACCTCCCGTGAATGTTTCTGGAATAACCAAACCTAGAGTTGTTTTATCTTCTTTGGCATCAAACTTCATTGTAATAGTATCAACCATAAAACGATTGTAAGCATAGCAGTAAATGTAGTGATTGTGAACGTTTACTATTTCTCCAGGATATATCTCATCGAACAAACCTTGCAATTCAACTGTTAGATTAATTGCCTTCAATTCGCTTGCCAATTCATTCTCGGCAGCATCTTTTGTTTGAGCATCATCGCCAGAAGTCATAATTTTCGTTGTAGGGCGATATTTTCCAACCAATGTATTCTTTGCTAGGTCAAAGGTAGATAATCCCGCATTTTCATCGCTAGGCTGTCTGACGATGTAAATATCAGAATGTAATGCTTGACCGTTGAAGTCCATTGTCATTTCAAGAGTATTTCCTTTGGTGAAAAAATATCTTGGTTTTTGCATATAATCTGGTTGAAATAACAAAACATCGCCTTTCTCATTGTGAGATAAAACGATGTTCTTTTGGCTTGCTAGTTTAGCCAAATACTCTCGAATAGATTCCGTTGGGCTTGCTGAAGTTCTACCAAATACCGACTTTGATTTTGCTTCTATTGTAGCGAAATCAGATTTTGCAGTAACATTTTTGACTTTTGATTTTAAAGCGGTTTCACTAATGCTTTTAGCTTGATCCGACACCAACACATTTATTCCGTAATAACCACACAATTGCATTGCAATATCTTTCAAAGATTTGTTTGTAGATTCCAGCGGGTACTTGTCTGGTGGTACGCATACATCCTCCAAGATTCCACATTTTGAATATCCAGAAATAATTACAAGTTCACGAGCTTTTGTACTTTTAAATCTGTGATTCAAAATAGTTCCCGTAAAAATTAATTTATTTTTTGAATTGTAAACCTCAATATCTTTGTATTGTAATGGTTTGAAAATCTCTTGATAGTCTTTATCTTGGCATTGAAAATAAGTAGAAAACTCAAACGTAGAAGCGTTAGAATCTAGCTTCAAAGTCAAGGTTCCCGTTGTGAAATAGTTTACCGTTTTTTTATCTATAACAATTCTCATCAAAAAAAATTTATTTATTTTGTAAACCTAATCTCTCTACCTTTTTTTATCGTAAAAATCTCGTTGAAAAAAATATTATTTGTTTTTTTGAAAGCATCAATATTCTCATCATTAGCATCTAAACCAACGTATCTGTGTACCAATAAAATTATATTACTATCCTTTGTAAGCACCACGATTCTCTCTCTCTTAGCCTCAAATGAAATCACAAATAAATTAGCAATCACATAGTTGATAAGCGAATTTAATTCAGTTTGAGCATTTGCATCTGGAGAATAACTTTTGTTTATATCGTAAACTGAAATGCTAATTTCGTCCAATGTTTTTTGATAATCATCATACAAATCTTGAAGTCTTTTAACCACATTTTCAACATCAGAAACCAAAATATAATCTCCTGTTATTGGTGTTATAGAAACAACGCTAATAAGCGCCAAAACAGTTCCTGCCATTGATTCATAATACTTTTTATCTGCAACAGTTTCTAGTGATTCTTTTAACCTCCAATAAATCTTTTCATAAGAAGCAATTCTACCTTTTATTGCTTGCTCATAAGTCGATGGCAAGTCCAAAAAGTTCTGTACCGTTTGAATAGCATTTAATGGATTTTCTAATAAACCATCAATCGCTTTCAATCCCTCGTTCAATGTGTTTTGAAAGTCAGCATAAGTGTTGTTATCTTGAACCGATTTAAGTTCTCCAGCCATTGTTGAAAGTCCAACTTTTTGTTTTGAAATGTCAGTTGGTGCAAAACTAACGTTTGTAGTCGCTGCCAAAGAAAAAGCATACATAGTTGTTCGATGCTTATCCATTGTATTATCCTTTGTTGAAAAGTTTGAAAACGGATAATCTGGACTGATACTCTCCCAGAAAGGAACTGTAATTTCAGTTATATTCAAAGAATTATCATCTCGCTTTATAGACACTGGCTGTCCTTTTATCGTGCCATAAAAAGGGTGTACAACAGTCCATTGTCTAGGGTCATCACAAGATGCTTCAAACTCATCTGCTTTATCGATATTGTCTGCTCCTTGAAAGTAGAACACTAATGGAAACCTACCACCTTTAGGCTTTTTTCTGTCAACCAAAGTTCCGTGAACATTGATAAACTCAAAGTCAGAAACATTAAATTCTTTTTCTTTTTCAGCAACTTTGAATAATGGAAAATAGACTTTTCCATCTCCCGTTTCAATACTGAATTTTATACCGTTTATACGATCTTCCCACGTCATTGTTTCTTATTTTTAAAGTTTACCTTTTAATACTCGATTGAATTGGTATGTAGCATTCTTAACATAAAATTCATCCATTTGTTTAGACGTTACAATTGCTGCTTCCTTATTAAAATGAGTTGCTTTGGCTTTTGCTACATGTTGTTTTCTTGAACGCATCAAGAAATCCATTTTAATATTTAGCTTCTTATGGTCTGAACTAAATTTGGTTACTTGCACCAAGAACTTTCCTTTTGATGTTTCAATAAAAGTTGGAGCTTTTTCTTTGAAAGAAGCATAAGCATTTCCAACAAAATTTAATTTTTTAGTCCTCGCTTTACTGCTTGTTCCCGAAGCTAATTTCTCTTTAGCAAATCTAGCTTTTTTACGAACCAAACGATTTCTATTGTTAGAGGTTCTCGCTTTTGGCAAATACATTGCACCAGTATTATCACTACCTCCAACCTCGTTTGATTCCATTCCCTCAATAGCTTTTTTACCTTTTATTGGGTTTGGGTCAGTATTTTTAAAACCAACCTCTGAATACATAGAATTTACATCAAAACCATTTGCTCTTTTTACACCCGTGAACTTTCTAAAAAAACTAGGGTTTCTAACTTCCATATTCTTTTTAGCAGAATCCAAAATGTTTTTTTTCTTCATTTCAAATGCGCCATCGCTTAACGTGCTTCTTACAGCAGAAGGGAACGCACTCTTATTAAGGCGTTCCAATCTCGCTGTTAATGCTATTGTCGCATCTGTATTAACTGAAAATGATTGCTGTCCCATAATAAATTATTTTATAATTTGATGTAAAATTAGTCATTTATTTCTATTTGCCAATTAATTAAGGAATCATAACATTGTTCTGTAATTTTATTTTTATATTTTTCAGCCAAGTCTTTTATTCTGTTTTCTTTGTGTTTTTTATAAGTATTAAATGCTTCAAATACACAATTAAAAGAACCTAAATAAATAACTCTATTTCCATTAGAAGCTTTTACCTCATATTTATTATATTTGCTTTTAGTTACGCCTAAAGGATATTCCCCCCTACTTTTATTCGCTAGAACAAAAAGACCGTTTATTTCAATAGGCACAAAGCAACAAGTTTCAGCAGAATAAACCCTATTACCTTTAAACAAAATGTCTTTATCAATTCTAAACCCTTCAATATAATTTTCTTCGTACCATTTTGCAAAATTTTGAAAATTTAAAAAAAAGGAGTCCACAGTACACCCTAAATAGCTACTTCTTAATTTTAAGTGTTTTTCACAATAACATCTTTCTATCATCCCTTTCCATGTATGGTAAATAGTTTTATTATTCCTTTCTGAATACACTCCATACCCAATAAAACCAACACCATAAACATTTGGGTAGTTTTTATTTTTTATTCTACCATTTATAAAGTTATTATAAGTGATGTTTTTCAGAACTATACCATCTTCAAATTTTATTGTAATATTTTTTGCTCCAAAGTATTCAATAATCTCGACTGATTTTCCATTTTCAAGCACAAAAACATCTCCAACTTTACTTTTTAATAAACCCATATTTTTACTTAAAGTAGAAAAACGCTTAAAGGATGCTCGGCAAAGCAAACCTAAAAACGTTTTCTTAATCATAATATTTTCAATGTTATAAATATTGCCGTAATTATAACTATGCAAATATAGTTAAATTATTGTATTTAGAACCATTTTTTCGCCACTTCTCCATTAGTGAAGTAGAATTGACCATTAAAGTTAAATATTTGCCCTAGAGTGCTTGAATACGTTCCTAGAGATTCTTTTGTGCCAGCATTAAGGCTGTAAAGTTCTAAAACACCTCCAATCATCGTGTATATTCCTCCTGATTTAATTACAGCATTGGTTGTTTTTACAAAATCAGAATGAAGATTTACTTTTGAAATAGAAGCTATTACAGCATTTGCTTCATCATAAGAAAACTTATTTATACTTCTATCATCTGAACTCTCATTTCCTCCATTTGTAGCGTATAAATAAGTTCCATCAGAATAAACATAAGTATCATAATCTGTAGTATCAGTAAAATTACTTCCTAAATCAACTTCAAATGGCGTTGACAAATCATTTAAGTCAAATTGATAAAAAGAATACAATTCTGTAGCTGTTGAAAAGCAGTAACATAAAACAAAACCTTTTAAAACAAACATATCATTTACCACAATAGTTCCATCAGAAGTTTCTAATCGAATGGTGCTTTGTAAATCATTGATGCTTGGCACATCGCTAATCAATCTACCATCATCTTGATACCACATTTTATTAGTATCATTAAAAGCCAATGGAGAACCCATAACCGTAAAAACCTCGCTTATTGAGCTATCACTAGATAAATTATAAACCCTAGCTGTAGAATCAACAATCACCAATAACTCATCTCCTGATTTAAAACCGCTTGATGTTAAAGGATAACTTGGACTTGCGTTCAATCCTTTTAAAGTATAAGATGTTCCAGAAACATAATTTTCAGAAGCTCTTGCTAAGAAAAAATATTTGTTTGGTATTAAATCAAAATCAAAATCTACAGCCCAAACACTTCCAGATAAAGTCAAAACCCTTTCAACATCATTTAAAAGATTTGGAAGTTTTTGCAAAGCTTCCACAATTTGATATTGTGTTGAATCACCATCAAACTCATTCGTTGGAGTTATTTTAGCTAATTCAATCAATCTATAAAGATTGTTTATTGGGTCTGCCAATAGCTCTGCAACAACAGGAGTTCCTTCTTCGGTTTCGGTTTCATTTTTAATCGTAGCTCCAAATGGCTTGTCAGAATCAACCGTTTTTATTATCCCTAAGTTATTTAATATTTTCATTTTTTATATTGTTAAAGTTGAACTACTTCTATATGCACTTTTATATTGGTTGTTTCATTTCCATTTTTTGAAAATCCTAAAACAAATTGTGTAGTTGAATTAACTTTAAAAGCGCAACTATAAACATCCAAATCATCATACATATTTACACCCTGAGATTCAATTTCTGTTCTTACCTTGTAGTTTGAATTACTCATTGCATTGTTTACAGTTATCAAAACATAACTTGTGCCTGTTTCTCCTGAAGTTATAATTACAGCCGAAGCAATATCACCGCTTACAGGTAAAGAAGTTGGAGAAGGAGCAGCACTTACATTTAAACCACTAAACCATCCAATATTTCTTACCGAACCTAAATTTTCAACAATAGAAAAATGCTCTTTTGGATATAAACCATTCCTAGTAGCATCAGCCAAAAAATTATCAGATTCAGCACCCAAAACATATTCAGCAAAAGCCTCTAAAAAACTTTCTGGAGTTACCGCTTTATTATTAATTACTCCAGCGATAACCTCTGCTCCAGAAGCGGCTTTTAAATAATTAAGTTGGTTAACCATGTCATTCAAAGATAAATCATCCGCCAATCTTATAATAGTTATTCCAGAAGCATTTTTAATAAGCCTAACGTATTCGTTAGTTTTAAAACTTCCAATTACACTAACAGTAAAAGTTGTGTTGTCAGAACCTTTAATTTGAGTTTGTGATGCCATATTGAAACCAGCTTTACAAACAACTTGTTCGTTTTCCAACATAAAACCTAATTTTATCGGAACACTTAAAACTCCTGTATCTAAAGTAAGAGGTAAAATAAAATCATTTTTACTTGCCAATGCTCGTAAAGCATCGATTAATTGAAACCCATTATTTTCATTATCTGGAAGTCCATTAGCAACAATACCATAAAGCCTTAATAGCTTTTCTTTCATTTGATGAATATCCCCGTAAACTAATTCATTAACAGGTGTTCCATTGCCTGTTCCGGTATTGTTTTTTATTCTTCCGTTTGGATAATTAATTAAATCTGAATTATCAACATTTATACTTGAACTTAAACTTCTCATATCTTTTTATTTTTAACAAAATTACACATAATTTATAAAAGTAAAGGCAACCAAACTGGCAGGCTTCAATTTTAATACTAATTCACGAAATTCCTCCTGTCTGTTTTCTGGAACTTCGGCTGCTTGACCAAGAGTTTCTCCTCCAATAAAAAATGTTGCAAACAAGTTTTCATCATCAACAGAAAATATTTCATTTGGCTTGTGTGAATTAGCAATAACTTCTGAATTTACCCCACCATGTTGCACTCCAATTCCGTGTTGTGTTGAGCCACCATGTTGCACGTTTTCTGGTTGAATATACAAAATATCTTGAGGTCTTTTATGAACTAACACTCCTAATTCCCAAAATCCGTTTTCATGCACAAAAACATTAAAACCAGCTTGTTGTAGCTGGTATTGAATATAATCTTTATGTTGTCTTGCTCGAATGTTTTTTCCTCTTGACATTCTACGTCTTAAAGCATCTCTACGAGTTTGAACACTCAAAGATTCATTTGTTACCATTCCAAAACGGTACTCCCACAATGAACAATCTTCTTCAGTAAAATTTTCGTTATCTGGAATTGTAGAATCAATCGTTGCTTTTGCATCGTCCATCAATCTAATAAAACTAATGTTTATAGCACTATGTAATTTATCCATAAAACTATCTTTCATAACATTGAAAGCTCTACCTGTTGGATATAATTGCATTGCCAAATCGCCTAAAATAGTAGTGAAAGTCTCTAGGTTTGGTGTTGGATATTTAAACGGTGTTTTTAATCCAAACGGTGTTTTCATTCCGAAAGCCGTACTTTTTTTCGTTACTTGATACATACTACAATAATGTTAAGTTTCTTAAATAAGGTATATTTCCAAGAGAAAACTCATAAGAAACCTCTACATTTCCATCAACCTCTAAAGTCAACACATTAAAGAAGTTTCCATTTGTCAAAGATTCAGTTACCACCGATTGTATTTTTCCATAGTACAAAACATCATTTTTATTTCTACGCAAATCTGCTCCAGCAAT